AATTAACTCACCACAGGTATCAACAATTGCGACACAGTTGCATTCATATAACGTGAATGTGCAAACAGGTTTCACAGTTGATGCCAACAGGTGTACCGCAATTAGGCGTGCAGAAGAAACAAACGAAGGTGTATTTTTTTATGCGTCTGTGAACTTCATTTCGTCTTGGGTATTGTATGGATACAGGAAAGCATAAATCATGTCCGAAGCAGTACCTTACGATTTAACAGCCGATTCCCCTGCATGATTAGTGTCATCACCTGCACCCACAACACTCCACCCGAAGTTCTAGCCCGCACATGGGCATCCCTTAAAGCCCAAACCTACACAGACTGGGAATGGGTCATCTACGACGACTCCCCTGGCATGGATACATACAATCAGGTATACGGCTTATGCTCCGACGAACGGTACAAGATACGGGTGTTCCGACCACACGTACCATCAGGCGGAAACATCGGCTACGCAAAACACATGGCGTTCTCCCTAGGTTTAGGCGAGATACTCGTTGAGTTAGACCACGACGACGAACTTACCCCCGATGCGCTCGCTGAGATAGACGTAGCGTTCATTGACTACGGTGTCGGGTTCGTGTACTCCAACTGTGCAGAAGTTTTTGATGACGGCACTAGCGGTAAATACCCTGAAGGCTGGGCGTTTGGCTACGGGTCGGAACGCTGGAACGACCAATACAACGTGTGGGAAATGATAGCCCCACCTTTGAACTGGACCACCCTTAGCCATATCGTGTCTGTCCCCAACCATGTCCGATGCTGGCGGGCAGAGACGTACCGCAAACTAGGTGGGCATGATGCCACCCTCAGGGTTGCTGATGACTACGACCTGATAGTCCGGTCAGCTTTATGGACCAAAAGTGTTCACATCGACAAGCTGCTATATCTACAGCACATCGGCCATCACACCGCGCAACGCCAACAGAACGCTTTGATACAAGAACTTGTCCCCCAAATCTATGCTAAACACCTGGAAGATATTGAGATAATGTTCCCGTGCTAATATGCAGACACGCCTAACAAGGAGAACAACATGATGGATTACGGCAAAAAATCTGGTGGGATGCACAAAATGCCTAACGGCAAAATGATGGCAAACTCTGCTATGCCAAAGAAAACTGTCAAAAAGATGGCTGCCAAAAAAATGGGTGCAAAGAAAAAGTAATGGCCGCCAAAAAGAAAGAAGTTTGGGACAAACCAAACCCCAAAAAGGTGTCCAAAAAACTTTCACCCAAAGCCAAATCTTCTGCTAAAGCAATGGCTAAAGCAGCAGGCAGGCCATACCCGAATCTCATAGATAACATGAGAGCCGCTCGAAAGAAATAAATGTCTACAGTCGCCCAAATCATCAACCGAACCCAACGCCAACTCCTATCAGGGGTAGTAGAGGAACGCAACAAACTAGCCTTGGCTTTAACAGCTGTGTCTACAAGCGTCGTGTTGACCTACGAATTGGGTGGGATACGTTCCGGAACCGTCATCGAGATTGGTTCAGAACAAATGTATGTTTGGGCAACCGTAGAATCCACTAAAACCTTGACAGTAGAACGAGCCTTCAACGGCACTACCGCATCGGCGCAAGCAGTCAACAGTATTATTACAGCGAACCCACGGTTTCCTCGTAACAACATTATTGAAGCCATCAACGACGAACTGTCCGACCTGTCATCGCCGATGAACGGCCTGTTCCGTGTCAAAGTTTTGGACATGACCTACAACCCTGCCAACCGCCAGGTTAACTTGCCTGCCATCAGCGACGTTATAGACCTACTGGAAGTCCGTTACCGTTATATCGCTTCCGACTACAAGACGGTGAACGGTGTGAAACTGTTGCGGGATATGCCAACCAAAGATTTTGGTTCCGGTATGGCACTCCAAATCGATGCTGGTATCCCTGCATCAGAAATCCGTATCTCATATAAAGCACCTTTCACCCGTGTCACCTCCGAGACGGATGACCTGCAAACCATTTCGGGTTACCCCATTTCGGCTGAGGACATTCTTGTTCTCGGTGCAGAAATTAGGCTTGTCGCCCCACGTGAAGTGAAACGCAACTTTACCGAATCGCAAGGTGACACACGCCGCTCCGAAGAAGTTGGTGCTGGAGCCGTTGGTGGCAGTATTACAAACTTGTTGCGTATGCGAAGGGACCGCATCATAGCCGAAGCAGCCAAGCTGACTCGCCAGTACCCTACGTTTCTGCAACGGAACTAAACTGTGGCCGCCCCGTCGCTCTTTTTAACAATACCTTTTGTTAACACACCCGCATACTTTTCGGGTACAGGTTCAACAACTCTCGTACCGTCAACGTTCCCTGTAGCTATCAACGGTAGACCGTACATGGTTGACCAAAAATCAGGCAAGTTTACCCGTGGGTATGAGCAACGTGTGCGTGACTCACAAGACACTTCAACCGCCCCTGGTGAAGCAGCTATCAACCCTGGTGGGTTGTGGCGACGCGGGCAAGATTCATGGCATTTCGGTGCGGGACAACAATACGCTGACACCGCCGGTTCTGTTGACTATCAGTTTTATAAGTCTAAAGGTATCAACCCGTGGGTTAAAGGCCAAGTGTCTTTGTTAAACGATACGGCCTTGAACGTCGGTTCGGGTGCGCCCACTACTGCCGTTAGACAGTTGATGTGTGTTGCTGGCGGATACATTTATGTTGCTGACGGACAATCTTTAAAACGCACCACCACGGTGTCTGGCAACTGGACAACTATCACTACCGGCGCACAAGCTTTGACTATCGGGTCATTATGTTCTGACGGTACAAGAGTTTTTATTGGTTACGCCGCAGGTGGTGTCCACGTACATGATAGTGCTGGCTCACTTATTGCCCCCCACACCACGGGCGCTACCGCTTTGCTTACGTTTACCTCTTTAAATTACGCTAACGGACGCATTATCGGTACACAAGCAAACGTTGTAATGGACGTAAGCATCGCTGGTGTCGGTACGGCGTTCCACACAAACCGCAACCCTGCCACAAGTTTCGTGGGTTCTGCGGGTGGCAACGGGTTTATTTATGTTGCAGGTTTCGCTGGCGATGTAAGCCTCATATATAAAACAACTTTGACCGCCGATGCTTCCGGTTTGGGCGACTGTTCCGTTGCCGGACAACTACCTTACGGCGAAATTGTTTCTAGCATCGACTCGTATCTTGGGTTCATTTTTATTGGCACAAACAAAGGTGTGCGAATGGCCACCACAGACGGTTCGGGCAACTTGCTTCTCGGCTCGGTCATCCCAACATCAGGTGCGGTCAACGATTTTACGGGTGACGGACGTTTCGTGTGGTTCACGTACACAAACTATGACGGCACTTCAAGCGGTTTGGGCCGTCTAGATTTGTCTATCAGCACAGGAACAAACACCCCTGCTTTCGCTACAGACCTCATGTACGCCTCTACTGCCGCCGTGCAAAGCGTTGTGACGTTTGATTCTAAACGAGTGTTTTCTATCAACGCTGTCGGGGTTGTGTATGAGAACACGGCAAGTCTTGTTGCTACCGGAACTATTGAGGGTGGGACATGGCGTTGGGGTATTCCTGACCGCAAGTTCGTAGCCAAAGTCGATGCACGTAGCGAGCCGTTGAAAGGTTCTATCACCGCGTTCTTGTCCACCGACAACGCTGCATACGTTTCTTTAGGTACTTGGGATTCGGCTGGTCAAACCGAAAACACTTTTGAAGGTTCAGACATCAAAACTATTGAAGCTGCCATCAAGTTCACGTTGACACGCGGTACGACAGTCACCGAAGGACCCGTGTTTACCCGCTGGATGGCCCGTGCATATGCTGCCCCGTTCCGTTCACAAGTGTTTATTGTCCCTGTCCTGTTGCACCACAAGCTGAACGTTAAAGGCAAAGACTATTACCTGAACGTGCAGGATGAAACAGATTACTTTGACGAACTGATTTCTAGCCCTTCCATCATCACCCTCCAAATAGGCACTAGCAGCCATTCTGTTATTGTGGAAGATGTCGAATGGACACCCCTTGATTCCTATGGGAACACCTGGGAATGGGAAGGTACGGCAACTGTTACTATGAGAAGTGTAGAAAACTAGGAGCAAACAATGGCATTACCAGTACGAAAAGGATATACCGGTAACGGTGTCCAAACAACTTTAACTTCAAGCCCGACTATTGCTGACACCACGTTTACGGTTGCTGCTGTAACGGGCTGGCCTGCATCGTTTCCCTATTTTGTTGTTGTTGACGCTGGTACTTCTAAAGAAGAAAAAATGAAGGTGACCGCCGTTTCAACGCTGACTTTGACTGTTGTGCGCGGTGCAGACAACACTACTGCCGTAGCGCACGTTTCTGGTGCATCCATTTATCCCGTGTTCACGGCAAGCGAAGCTGACGAAGCCAACCAGGTTGCTTCCATAATGACCACTAAAGGTGACTTGATTGCCACCGACGGTAGCACCATCAACCGTTTAGCGGTTGGTGCAACCAACACCCATGTGTTGCAGGTCGATTCAA